AACCAATAACCAAGAACCAGTAGAAGAAAAAGAAAAAGAAAAAAAAGAAAAAGAACGCGCTCGCCCAAGGGCGTCGCTGTCATGCTCTAAGCCCGACAACGTGAGCAATGAAGTTTGGGAAGGGTTCTCAGCGCTACGCAAAGCGAAAAAAGCTCCGATTACTGCAGCAGCCATGGCCGGGATAGAGCGAGAGGCAATCAAAGCACGCATGAGCATGCAAGACGCTCTGCAAACGTGCTGCGCCCGGGGTTGGGCAGGGTTTAAAGCTGACTGGGTAACGCAAAACACGACACAAACGCAACACAATCGCAGGAGCATTCACGATGAGCGAGCAGACACAATCCGGAAACTTACAGGCCGCTACCGGGAGCCCGAAGGCGAAATCATCGACATCGGGGGCGATCCCAGCGGCTTGGACAGAGCGCCTTTTTGAGCGTCTGAGCGGGTACTACGGCTCGAAGTTTGGCGATTTGTGGCGAGGATGCGACCTTGATAGCGTCAAGCGGACCTGGGCGGATGCTCTGGCGGGCTATGCAGCGCATGAGATCAAGCGCGGCATCGATGCATGCTTGAGACGTGTATTCCCGCCGACGCTCCCAGAGTTTTTGACGCTATGCAGGCCGCCCATTGATCCTGAGACGGCATACGTCGAAGCTTGCAAGCAGATGAGCGCGAGGGATAGCGGAACAGACGCGTGGAGTAATCCTGCAATTTTTTGGGCAGCGCGTGAGTACGGAATTCACGAACTCAGACAATCGACCTGGGCTAGCGCTAAAGTGCGCTGGTCTCGTTTGCTCGATGAGCAACTAGCAAAGCCCGAGCAACTTCCCGTTCCTGCTCGCATGACCTCGCTACCCGCGCCCGGAGCAGGAACAGCAGATCCCGAAAAAGTTAAAGCCGCCATGGAATTATTGCGGGCATCATTAAAAACAAAATCAGAAGTTTTTAAAGGTGAATAATGAAATGCGAATGCTGCCAGAAAAAAAACGGGATGCACAATCTAAAATGCCTGGAATGCTGCGCCCGGCTAGTAAAATCAGCGAGGCCGTCGAGAAAAAGACAGGAGGCAATGCTTGCAGCAATAGAGAGATTCAAAGAATCCCCGGAGAGGGAGCAAATAATAAAATCAATTCAAAATTGACTTTTTTTGTTCCGGGGGAGCCCGTTGCAAAAGGGAGAGCTAGGGCATTTGTGCGTCGCGGGGTGATTGCGCATTACACGCCGGACAAAACTGCACGCTATGAGAACCTGGTCAAGCTGAGCGCAAAAAATGCAACAAACGGCGCGAAGCCATTAGAGGGCCCTTTAAGCCTTCGGTGCACGTTTTGGCTGTCTGTGCCTATGTCATACTCAAATAGGCGCCGCGAGGCCTGTTTAAATGGCTCTGAGAGGCATTGCAAGAGACCTGATATCGACAACTTGCTCAAATCCGTAAAAGACGGGTGCAACGGCGTTGCTTGGATTGATGATTGCCAAGTTGTCGAAGTCTCTGCATTCAAGAAGTATGGAGAGACCCCGGGCGTTGATGTTGAGATCTGTATGCTTTTTTAGTTGATTAATAAGCCAAGATTCCGCCTGACAACAAAACAACGCTAATAGCCCAAAACATTACGCAAACAAAGATCACAGAAAATAAAATATAAAACGGCTTGAATGATTGTGTTTGTTGTTTTACGCGTTTCATTTTATCAAGTCCTGTTATTGAGTTATATTTCACAGATAAAAACTCGTTTGCATCGTATTCTGAGCGGCTCATGCTATTTCAGCGACACTGTGGAATTTTTTAAAAGTTACTTTTTGCACTGGTTTAGTACCAAGGCGGTAAGAATCGCCGAATAATGTCAGGCCCATGAACGAACATTTGCGAATTGAATTTTTACCAACAGTTTCCATCTCGCCGTTGTGCATAACTGTGTCACCTTGCTTAATTAAACTGATGTTTACGTTTTCGATTGTGTAGTTCATTTTGTAGCTCCGTGTTGCATTGTCAATGTTGAAATTTAAGTTTTAGATATCTAATGAATCAAACGCGTCATCTCTCATCCGACCCCATTCGCCATTCCCATTTTGAATTTCATCAAGCCATTTTGATCCTACTTCTTGTATAAGTTGAGCATCTGATTCTGCAATGTCAAAACCCATAGATTCTGCATAGTTAATGATTGATTTGATATTTGCCAAGTTTTCAGAGCAAAATTCTTTATCAGAAACGATTCCATCGAGAATTTGAAAAAGTTTGTTCATTTTGTGTCACCGTGTTGCGTTGTCGATGTATGAATAGTACACACAAAAACGCACACGGTCAAGAGGTAAGATCACAAAAGTTACATGCGTTGAAATTTGACCGACAATCGGTCGGCGTGGTATCACACGCGAATGAATCAGAACTAACAGGACCGCACCTGTTTTAAACAAAAGGCGAGATATGGCACGCAAAACAAGCAAAGGCGACCCGGATCGTAGAAAAATTGCAGAGCAGGTATTCGCTGGCATGCGATCAGGTCTAAGCGCTCATAAAGCATGCGCTGAAGTCGGATTGCATCAAAGCACGTTTAACAGCTGGCTTAATGACGATGCGGAATTAGCCGTAGATTATGCGCGCGCGCGCGATGATTTAATCGAAAAATTGGCATCAGAAATTATCTCGATTGCAGATCAAGAAGTCGGAACAACAGACGGCGGGTCAACTGATGGCGGGGCGGTGCAAGATAAGCGCGTTCGTATTGAAGCGCGAAAATGGGCTCTATCAAAAATGGCCCCAAAAAAGTACGGCGATCGGATTGAGATCGCTGGCGATAACGCAGCACCGCTCAAAGTTGAGCACGCAATCGATGTTTCAAAACTGAGCACAGACGCACTCGCGCAAATCGTTGCAGCGCGTAAATCTAACGATGCTGAGTAAAGCTGACTTGATAGCTTGCGAGCGTGAACTTTGCAGGCGCTCGCTTGCAGAGTTTGCAAAGCTGGCATGGCGTGTGCTTGAGCCAGCGGCGGAGCTAAAGTGGGGCTGGGCGCTTGATGCGATATGCCAGCATTTAGAAGCGGTGACTAATGGGCGGATCACGCGTCTGCTAATAAATGTGCCTCCAGGGTGCATGAAGTCGCTATTAACGGGCGTGATATGGCCGGCTTGGGAATGGGGACCGCGCGGTATGCCGTGGCTGCGCTACGTTGGCACGGCGCACGAAGAACAGCTAGCAATCCGAGACTCGCGCCGGTGCCGTGATTTAATTAAGTCTGAATGGTATCAGTCGCTTTGGCCTGTTGAGCTGGCTGCAGATCTTGACGGCAAGCGCGAGTTCGGAAATACAGCAAAAGGCGTGCGGCAGGCTCGATCGTTTACGAGTATGACCGGGGTCCGTGGCGATCGCGTGATACTTGATGATCCGATAAGCGCTTACGCTGCAAACAGTGCCGCAGCACTTGAAGCTGCGAAAGTGGCTTTTTTAGAGACGCTTCCGACTCGCGTAAACAACGACAAATCGGCGATTGTTGTCATTATGCAGCGGCTAAACGAGGCAGACGTCTCGGGCGTCATTTTGTCGATGAGCCTGCCCTACGTTCATTTGTGCATTCCGATGCGCTACGATCCAGCACGCAGTTGCACTACTGAAATAGGTTGGGAAGATCCTCGCACGCAACCAGGTGAACTAATGTTTCCTGAGCGATTCAGCGAAGCAGCGGTGCGGCAGTTAGAGCTTGCGCTGGGCACTTACGGGACGGCTGGCCAGCTACAGCAAGCTCCTGCGCCGCGTGGCGGCGGCATCATTAAAACAGAGTGGTATCGGTATTGGACAACACTGCCAGCGGTAGAGTGGCGCGTTATAACGGCTGACACTGCGCAAAAGACGGGTGAATCTAATGATTACAGCGTGCTGCAATGCTGGGGCAGATCAATTGTCGGCCAGGCAGTGTTAATCGACCAGATACGCGGTAAGTGGGAGTCCCCGGAGTTAATTACGCACGCTCGTGCGTTTTGGGGTAAGCATGCAGGGTGCCGCGCTATGTACGTCGAAGATAAAGTGTCTGGGACGGGGCTGATTCAGACGCTGCGCCGCGAAGGTATGCCCGTTCTGGCAGTGCAGCGCAATAAGGACAAGCTATCCCGTGGTCACGATGCCGCGCCGTTTATTGAGTCTGGGAATGTGCTACTGCCGCGTGATGCGCCGTGGCTGTCGGATTTTCTGGCTGAGTCTGAATCATTCCCAGCTGCAGCGCATGACGATCAGCTAGATCCGATGTTCGACGCTATAAAACTAGTGCAAGAATTACGACAAGACAAGAAAAAAACGTGCTCGCCAATCCCGATAATAAACAGTTGGTAACTTGCGTTTAAATGTTGGTTGATGTTATAAACGCGCCAAAAGGATCTGTACATGTCACGTCAAACTAAAGAGCAGCGATTATCAAGCATTCACGAGGAAGCGCTGCGCGAGTTTGACGATATTCAAAGCGCAATGCGTGATGAGCGTTTGCAATGCTTGCAAGATCGCCGCTTTTGTTCAATTCCAGGCGCTCAATGGGAAGGCAACTTAAGCCAAGAATTTGAAAATAAGCCTAAATTCGAGGTGAATAAAGTACAGGGCGCCGTGATTCGTATTATTAACGAATACAGAAATAACCAGTTCTCTGTTGAGTTTGTTCCGAAGGATGGCTCAAAATCTGATAAAAACGCAGATTTTTGCGCAAAGTTATTTCGTGCTGACTGCAAAGATTCGGCGGCAGACGAAGCGCTAGTTAACGCTTTCGAAGAAGGGGTAACCGGAGGCTTTGGCGCGTTGCGTGTTCGCAATGATTACGTAGACGAATATGACGACGAGTCAGACGCTCAACGTATTTTCATTGAGCCAATCTTTGACGCTGATAGCTCTGTTTTCTTTGACTTGAACGCAAAGAGGCAGGACAAGTCAGACGCAAAAAAATGCTGGGTTATTACTGCAATGACCCGCGATTCTTATATTGAAGAATACGGTGACGATCCTTCTGACTGGCCGAAAGATATAGCACAAACTGAATTCGACTGGTCAAGCCCTGATATTGTGTACGTATGCGAGCACTATCGAGTTGAAGAAGTGCGTGAAAGCGTTTACACATACAAAGGTTTAGACGGGACAGAAACAAAATACACAGACAAAGATTTTTCAGATGATGAAGAGCTCCTCTCTTTTTTAGAAGGGACGGGTCAGCAGTTAATTAAAACGCGCAAAGTAAAGCGCAAAAAGATTCGCAAGTTGATTTTAAGCGGCGGGGGTGTTTTAGATGATCTTGGCTATATAGCCGGGAAAAACATTCCTATAATTCCGTTTTATGCTAAGCGCTGGTATGTTGACAATATCGAGCGATGCATGGGCCACGTGCGTCCAGCTAAAGATCCGCAGCGGCTCAAGAATATGCAGATCAGCAAAGTTGCGGAAATAGGCGCTAAATCAAGCATTGAAAAGCCAGTATTCTTCCCGGAGCAAATGTCAGGGCATGAGCGGATGTGGGCAGAAGATAATCGGCGGGATTATCCATATTTGCTAGCAAATCCAGTCGTCGCGGCTGATGGATCTCAGCAGTTAAACGTGCCGCCGCTGACATTTACTAAATCGCCGTCTTTGCCGCCAGCGATGGCCGCTTTGTTGCAGTTAACTGAACAGGATATGGCAGATATCCTTGGCAATTCGCAACAAGCTGAAAAAATGGTCTCGAATATCAGCGGTAAAGCCGTTGAAATGATTCAAGACCGGATCGATGGAAATGCGTTTATCTACATGTCGAACGCTGCGATCATGTATAAACGCCTAGGAGAAGTATGGTTATCAATGGCTAAAGATGTGTACATCGAAGAAGGCCGAAAACTGAAGCTTATTGATGCGCAAGGGAAGACTGATAGCGGGATTCTTATGCGTCCAACTATTAATGAGCAAACGGGTGCTATCGAGTACGAGAACGATATGGATGCGACGGCGTTTGATGTTGATGTTAGCGTCGGCCCCACGTCTCGCAGCAAACGTCAGTCAACGCTGCGCTCACTTGTGAACATGATCCAGATTTCGAATGACCCCGAGACTCGATCAGTGCTTACTGGAATGGCCATGCTCAACATGGAAGGCGAGGGGATCAGCGAGGTACGAGACTTTTTCCGCAAACGCTTAGTGCGGATGGGCGTTATCGAGCCGACGCAAGAAGAACTCGAAAGAATGCAGGCGGAGGCTCAAAACATGCCTCAAGATCCTAATGCAGTATTCCTGCAGGCGGCAGCAGAGGAAGCAATGGCAAAAGCATCGCAAGCTCGTGCGTCAGTCATTAAGACAGTTGCAGACTCGGAGCTTTCTCGTGCTAAGACAATTGAAACAATGTCTAAGGTTGACACGGGGGCGCAGCAGCAGGCTCTAAAAATGGCTGAATTTATCGGCGGAAATCTGGGCGAGCCTGGGCAGATCCAGCAGCCTGAGATTACGCCGCCGATGCAGTGATTAACGGCTACCGCGCAGCCGATGATGCGCGAGGGGGGCGATATGTTGATTGAAAACGACGGCGAAGAGCAACAAAATCAAACTATTGATCTTGATGATGATGCAATCGATGATGAGCAAATAAGCGACGCCGAGGACAAATCCGGCGAGCAAGAGCAATCAGATGATCAAGAATCAGATCAAATTGATGATGAGATTGTTGTCTCGATCGGCGACGAGGCTCCGAAAGAGCCAGAACTGCCAGCGCCGAAGTGGGTGCGAGAGTTACGCAAAAGCCAACGTGAATTGATCAGAGAGAATCGCGAGCTTAAAGCGAGGATTGAGACTGCATCGAGCACTGAGACAAAGCCAGTGCCGACGCTGGGTCAAAAGCCAACGCTCGAAAATTGCGATTATGACTCGGAGGCTTACGAGACAAAACTTGCGGAATGGTACGAACAAAAACGCGCACACGATGATGCCGAGGCGCAGGCCAAGGCAAAGTTAGAAGCGCAGGAACGTGCGTATCGAGACAAGTTGCAAGCTTATGCAGCGGCCAAGGCGTCTCTAAAAGTTCGTGATTTTGAAGATGCAGAGGATCAGGTCCGGGAAAAATTTTCTATCTTGCAGCAAAACGTGCTGCTTGACGGATCAGATAATCCGGCAGTGTTGGTCTACGCGCTCGGGAAAAATCCAGAACATGCAGCAAAACTTGCAGCAATCGACAACCCCGTAAAGCTTGCCTTCGCTCTTGGCAAACTTGAAAAGGATTTAAAAGTGAGCACTAGAACAAAACAGGCACCACCGCCTGATAAATCGGTGAGCGGAACAGGAAGAATTACAGGGTCGGTTGATTCGCAATTAGAACGGCTTCGTGCAAATGCTGAAAAAAGCGGCGATTACTCGGCCGTTCTTGCGTACAAGCGACAAATGAAACTTAAACAGAGCAAGGTCAAATAATGTCTAATCAATTTTCAAAAGAAGAACGCGTCGCGTTTGAAAACATCTTAGAGGGCTTTAATGATGCCCTGGTAATGTCTAAGAACGTAACGATTGAGCGACTCGATCAGGTCGAGATGGAGCGTTCTAGCAATGTGTTGTGGCGTCCTATGCCGTATATCATGTCGTCTTATGACGGCACTGACGCGACTGCTAACTTTAAAAACGTCACTCAGTTGTCCGTCCCGATGACTATCGGCTTTAAGAAACACGTGCCCTGGTCTATGAGCGCAACCGAATTGCGTGATGCTTTGCAAGAAGGCAGAATCGGCGACGGTGCAAAGCAACGCATTGCGACTGATATTAACGTTGCAACGCTTAACGTTGCAGCTAACCAGGGTACGTTATTTGTCAAGCGCACCGGTGCGGCATCCGGATTTGATGACGTTGCAGCATGCGAAGCTATTTTTAATGAGCAGGGCATCCCGCAAAATAATCGTTATCTGTCGTTAACTACGCGCGACTATAACAACATGGCAAGCAATCTTGCTACTTCGACTCGATCATTCGGTAACGAGATCAGCGATAGCGCATTGCGTGATGCGTATGTCGGGAGGCTTGCCTCGTTTGAAACGTACAAATTAGACTACGGCGTTCGTAAAACTGCAGCGGCTGGCGGTGCTGGCATTACGATTAATACTTTAGTTGCGGGCGCTAACTTTTACGCACCTCGCGCAACTAGCGTATCGGTGACCGGTGAAACTTCAAACGTCGACAACCGCTTTCAGACTGTGACCGTATCTAGCACGGCTAACGTCGCGGCTGGCGATGCGTTCACGATTGCAAACTGTGAAGCAGTTCATCAAATTTCCAAAACTTCGACGGGCCAGCTTAAAACATTCCGGGTTATGCAAGTATTGACCGGGACAACCATGGTCATTTCCCCGCCTATCATTAGTGGCCAGGGAGGTACGTCTGCCGAAATTCAGTATCAAAACTGCACGTTTACGGCTACGGCATCGAATGCTGCAATTGTGTTTTTGAATACTGTAACTGCATCAATTAATTCATTCTGGCAAAAAGACGCGATTGGAATCCTGCCTGGCCGTTTAGCATTGCCTACCGATGGTGGCTTAGCTGTAATTCGTGGCAGCACGGATCAAGGCTTAGAGGTTGCGATGAGCAAGCAAACTGACATCAACACTTTATTGACTTTCTACCGCGTAGACTGTCACTTCGGCGTTGTTAATAAGCAGCCACAAATGACTGGCGTCATTATGTTTGGCCAGACTTAACCTGCAATAATTGACAACCAAAAGGAATAAATCATGCTATTAGCGCCAAAAGGGACTGTTAACGTAACTCTCACCGCAGGGGAATCGATTGCAGTTTTAAGCCAGGGTTATGCAGACGTTTCGCGAGTGATCGGGTTCCCGAACTATCCCGACCAGATCCAGTATTTGGGCAACGTCAATAACTCGCAAGTAGTGTTTGGGCCGTATGCTTCGGGTGCGACGATTGTCATTGAAGCATCTGGCGGCGTGCCGGTTCAATATGAAACTGGGACCGCCCCTACCGTTAAACAAATTGGTCGTTCAGCAGGTCAAGGCGTTACGGTTTCAACTGTAAACGTGACTGCAACTTTAACGCCGGCTAATTTAATCGGAAGAATGATCACGTCAACAACGGCAGCGGCTGTTACGGGGACGCTCCCGACCGGGGCGATTTTAGAAGCGGCAACTGATTTTGACACTGGCAATGAAATAAATTGGACGGTTCAAAATCTTGGCGCGACCAATGCTTTTACCGTTGCGGCTGCAGCATCTGGGCATACTGTAAGTGGCAATATGACTGTTGCTGCTTCAACGTCTGGTTCGTTTGTAACTGTTCGCACTGGGGCATCTACGTTTGTCACGTACCGCACATAGCGGTTTAGCCCGGGGGTTTCGGCTCCCGGGTTTTTTTAAAGATCAGCAGCGAGGAATCAATGCCGCTAAAAAAAGGCTATAGTAAAAAAAGCGTATCGGCTAACATTTCAAGCGAGATGAAGGCAGGCAAGCCGCAAAAACAGGCGGTTGCCATTGCGTTATCAACTGCAAGAACTGCGGCTATGAAGGCGGGGAAGCCCAGCAAGGCGCCGGCTAAAAAGGGCAAGTAATGCGTGATTACCCTATTTTTGTTTATAGGAAAGCTAAAAATGATCGTGAAGATGGCAGCGCGTTTGATACAAAAACCATCTTTAATGATTATGAGCTTGCTGACGCTATTTTGATGGGGTGGCATTATGACGTTTTATCGGCGCTCTCGCCAGAGGATAAGCCTTCAGCAGGCGCTGATAATGTTGTTAATCCTGCGGATGATAACTTACCGCCAACCCGTGATGAGTTAGAGTTAAAAGCGTCTGAGCTAGGGTTAAAATTTGACGGTCGGACTTCGGACAGAAAACTTTCTGCGATGATTGATGAAGCCCTAAAGGGGTGATTATGTCTTACACAAAGCGGCAATTCGTAACCGCGGCATTTGAAGAAGTAGGCCTTGCATCTTACGCATTTGATCTGCCCCCGGAGCAGTTAGACAGTGCTTTGCGTAAACTTGACGCGATGATGGCGACATGGAACGGGTTGGGCATTCGATTATCTTATCCGATCCCAGGTAGTCCGGAGAATAGCAATATTGATGCAGAAACTACGGTGCCGGATTCTGCAAATGAAGCGATTATCTTTAATCTAGCGGTTAGGCTCGCATCATCAATTGGGAAAACTGCATCAATTGATACAAGGATTGCAGCTAAACGTGCGTATGATGTGCTATTAGCACGTGCCGCCACTCCGTTAGAGATGAGTTTGCCGGATGATCTCCCGGCAGGTTCCGGAAGTAAGCCATGGCGCCGTGGGCAGCAGTACATCTACAAAACAGACCCAGGCCTGGCAATTGGCAATGACGGCTATCTAAATCTTAACTAAAGCATGACTACACTAAATCAGCTTTCTAGCGCAGACTCATTGTCTGACAGCGACCTTTTTCTTATTTACAGCTCAACTAATGGAGATGACCGAAAAGTCTCCGGGAGCGTATTGAAAAGCTTTGTGTTGTCTAATGCTTCGGTTGCGGATGACAAGATCACGCAATACGCTGCGCCGTCTGCAACCGGGTTCTCAATTACGGTGCTAAATGGATCTAACAGCGTATGGCTTATCATTTCGCCAACTGGCGCATTTGCCGCTGGCACGTTGATTTTACCAGCCGTTTCAAATTGCGTTGACAAACAAGAGTTATTAGTGAACTGCACGCAGGCTGTAACTGCTTTAACAATCAACGCGAACGGTGCGACTATAACCGGCGCTCCAACTACATTGGCCGCGAATGGCTTTTTTAGATTGCGCTTTGATGCTCTAGCAGACGTGTGGTATCGCGTCGGTTAAAAAAGGATTAATGATGCCTGATATTTTAAAAACAGAGAATAACGTAGTCGTTAGGCATATTGACATGCTTGACGGGACCTGGGCTAAGCGTCAATCGACTGCAATTGTCGGGAGCTCCGGGACTGAGGCAAACGTCAACGCACTCGGCCAGCTTCGCGTAAGAGCGGAATCGACTTCGTTAATGAGCGAAGAATTCGACGCACTCGATACAACGAATCGATGGACTCTAAAAACGTCGGGCGGCACGGCTACCGCAGCTCAAGGTACGCTAGTAGTAAATGGCAGCACTACTGCAAGCGCCTGGGGGGGAATACAGTCGCAGCCGACATTCCAGGCGATCGGGCTCAATTTTATTGAGTTCGGTGGCGTGTTTATGTTCCCCAACACTGTAATAGCAAACACAAAACGTTTTTTTGGGATGGGGACAATTCCAGCCACGCCTACAGTTGCGGTTCCAATTACAGATGGGTTTGGGTTTGAGCTTGACGGCACCGGCCAGCTCTGGGCCGTTATTTATGAATCAGGCGTTAGAAGCTCGAGATCTGTAAATATTACAACTGCGGCAAATATTACCAGTGGCGCACCATTGCCCTTTATCATGGGCAGGCGTGCAGATACGTTGTTATTCTATGCAACTAATAACTTTAAGCCAGACGCCACAATCCCTTTGCCTGGATTAGATTTAACTGCGCTGCCATTGGCCTTTTTAGCAGTAAATGATTCAGTTGCGCCTGCATCGTCGCCATCTTTGATTTGTTTTGGTGTCGGCGTTGGCGATACAGGATGCAATGCCGGATCTATCAAAGATCCGGTAAATCCATTTTGGCAAGCCGCTGTAACAAAGCCCAGCACCGCCGTTGCGTCTACTCAGTCGGCTTTAGCGGTTGCACTGCATCCGAGTAGCCCAAGTCCTTCACCGGTCGCTCCTGATACTTCGTACTTTGTAAACAGTGCTGCAACAACTAACGGCGCACTAATCGCGTCTGGTACGTCTGGTCTTCAAGCTTTGTTTGCATCAAATATCGGAGCTGCTGACGCATTCGTAAAGCTTTATAACAAAGCTACCGCGCCAACAGTCGGGACAGATGTTCCTGAATTAGTTTTGAAAGTGCCAGCGGGCGGCAATATTGAGCTTAAACCAGGGTTTAGTGGATATCGGTTTAACTTGGGGCTTGGCATTGCAATCACTAACCTCGTGGCGGATACTGACACTACGGCAGTAGCTGCAGGCCAGGTCAAAGTGAAAATCTCAAGGACGGTCTAATGGCCACTTATGCAATCGTAGAAGCAACCCCGATTTATTACATTATTGATGTGGAATTTTCGGGGTTGGTTTTTAGGCAGCTTATAGCATCCGATCTGCTAAATGGTAATCTAGATGCGATGCTGCAACAATATGCAGATAAGTATGAAGCCGATTATCTAGCACTGCAGCCGCAACTAGAGCCAGCATAATGACTGCGGCCAAAGACCCACGGCTCACTAGATTGGGCGTGCAAGGCTTTAACAAGCCAAAACGCACGCCGTCTCATCCTACCAAGTCGCATGTCGTTGTCGCGAAAGAAGGCGACAAGATCAAAACAATTAGATTCGGACAGCAAGGCGTGAGCGGATCACCTGCAAAGCCAGGAGAAAGTGCTGCGGACAAAGCGAGGCGCAAGTCATTCAAAGCGCGTCACGCTTCAAACATCGCCAAAGGTAAGATGAGCGCAGCGTGGTGGGCTGATAAAGTCAAATGGGCGCTCTTGCCATGTGCTTTTATTTATGCAAGCTGGATCTGGCAAATAATTTTAGAGTGGGTATAAATGCGCATACCTATTTTGTCCGGTGCATACACTGACGCGGCGGCTAATTTCCGCGTCGCTTATCCTGTGAATTATTTTGTAAGTGTTGGTCAAAATGGGATTAGTGATGCTTACCTTCGGCCTGCGGATGGTCTAGTACAAGTAGGCACAGGCCCAGGCGTTAGCAGGGGTGCAATCGAGTGGAATGGCGAGCATTACCGTGTAATGGGGCCGATGCTTGTCAAGATATCAAGCTTAGGAGTAGTTACGCAACTTGGCTTTGTAGGCGGGTTTAATGAGCCCGTAAAAATGGATTACAGTTTTGACCGTTTAGCTATTGCATCAGTCGGCAATCTGTACTATTACGACGGAACCACGCTTTCGCAAGTTACTGACCCTGACTTGGGTCAGGTGCTAGATGTTGCGTTTGTTGACGGCTACTTTATGACAACAGACGGCCAGTCTATTGTTGTCACTGAGTTAAGCAATCCAACACAAGTAAACCCTTTGAAGTATGGGTCATCAGAAGCAGACCCAGACCGTATAGTCAGCATCTTAAAAGTTAGGAACGAGCCACACGCAATAAACCTGCACACTATCGAAGCATTTGACAACGTGGGCGGTGATTATTTCCCGTTTCAGCGCATCGAGGGTGCGCAAATCATGAAAGGATGCGTGGGCTCGCGTGCATGCTGCCTTTTTATTGATGCACTCGCGTTTGTCGGATCTGGCCGCGGTGAGTCTCCGTCCGTGTACATTGGCGCGAATGGCCGCGCTCAACAAATCAGCACTAACGAAATAGACCTAGTTTTATCTGCATATTCAGATACAGAGCTGGCAAATGTTGTCCTAGAGCCACGGAACAACAAATCGCAGCAGTTGTTATACGTGCATTTGCCAGACCGAACGCTAGTTTATGATGCGACTGCTTCGCAAATTGTAGGCGCCCCGGTATGGTCAGTGCTGACTAGCACTCTCGGGGAAAGCTTTACACAATACAGGGCGCGGGATTTTATTTGGTGCCATGGTAAGTGGTGGGCTGGCGACCCTACGTCTAACGTATTCGGCACGCTAACCGATAGCATTGGGTCGCACTGGGGCGTTAACGTGCGATGGGAGTTTTCGACGCCGATTGTGTATAACGCAGGTAAAAGCGCGATTGTTCATCAAATAGAACTTTCTGCATTAACAGGTCGGGTGGTGTCTGGATTAGATCCAACATTGAGCACGTCTTACTCGACTGATGGCGTAACTTGGAGTAACACTAGGCACATAAAAGCTGGCCAACAAGGCGAAAGGATGAAAAGGCTAGTGTGGTGGCAGAATGGATTTATGCGTTCATGGAGGGTTCAGCGCTTCCAGGGCGACACTCAAACGCATTTATCAGTCTCGGCACTAGAAGCTGAGATTGAAGGCTTGGCCGTTTAATGGCAAAGCTCAAATTATCACGGGATCAGTTAGCCACATTTTTAAAAGATCCTGAGCAGATAAAACAGTTTGAAAAGCTGTTTTCTACTGTAGACCAATCGTCCGCAGTAACTTTGCCTGATATTTTTTCAATTATTGAAGGCGCGAAGGCTCAGACAGAAACAACGTCAGCACTTGTCCAATCTCTGCGCGAAGGCATCGAATCTTCAAGCGCAGCAGTTTATGCCAGGATTGAGCAGCTGGCTGCAAAGTTAACCGATCTTGATTCATTAATTGCGGCTGATAATAGTGAAGCTCGTTATAGTGAAGTTCTTGGGCTACTTCAAGCGATCAAATATGAAATAGACGGGATTAGATCGCAAGCAATCGTACAAGATCCTCCAAAGCGGGTTAGAGTCGGCAATTTTTACGATACGACAACGCAAACGGCTGCGGCAATTAATACCTCCTATGCACTGACTTTTAATACAACCGACCTGAGCGATGGCGTATATATTGGGTCTCCTACTTCTCGCGTCTACGTTGACACCGAGGCAATTTACAACCTGCAATTTTCAATTCAGTTAGATAATACAAGTGGCGGTAACCATCTAGCTTTTTTGTGGTATAGGATAAATGGGAATGATGTAGCAAACTCTGCCAGCCAGGTTAGGCTAAAAGGAACTGACGGGGAGTTGGTTGCGGCCTGGAATTTTGTTTGCGAACTAAAGGCGGGGGACTATGTCGAACTCGTTTTTTCGGTTACTGATACTGCCGTTCAAGTGGTGGCGCAAGCGGCAGCAGCGCCAGTTCCCGCAATTCCTAGCGTAATCTTAAGCGTCACAACTGCAAAAGTTAAATAAACATGGCCACTATTCGAAAAGTTATTTTAGATTCTAAATATCTAGAGAGTATTCAGACGACGCAATACACAGCGACAAATTGTCGGACGACTATTTTAAAAGCCACGGTTACTAATAACGACACCGTGAACAGAACTTTGTCAGTAAACCTTGTGCCTCCGAGCGGAACGGCTAGCAATACAAACAGGTTCATAGTGACTAAAACTATCGTGCCGGGTGAAACCTATTTGTGTCCCGAGCTTGTTGGGCAGGGCATAGAATCTGGCGGTTTTATTTCAACGCTTGCAAGCGCTGCTTCCGCATTGTCGATGCGTATCACAGGGCAAGAGGATACCTAACATGAAGTTTGGCCCTATTGAGTTCATATCATCAAAAATGAATGGCTTAGAAGAATCTGAGCCATTCCCGACTGCTGCCGAGAACAAGCGCAACACGCAAACTGTCATTGCGAACTGGCAGCTTGGCCCATTAAAGCCTTCAGTCGATCCAAAGGCAAATGGGGAATATTGGGCAAAATTGGCAAAAACTTGGCAAATTAGTACACCAGAGGCGAGGCGTCGGTTTTGTGCTAACTGTGAATACTTTCACAACGACCCGCTAACGCAGGCAAAAATGGAGCGCATCCCGCAGAATCAATATGACGTCGATGCGGGGGGGCGTGGGTACTGTGAAAAGTTCGACTTTATTTGTCATAACTTGCGCGTGTGCCAGGCCTGGGAAGATCGAGAAAAAGAGTGAGGGGGATATATGGCAATCGGTTCAATAATTAACGCGATCACTGGCGCTAGAGCATCAAGACAACAAGTAAGAGCAGCCGAGAGTGCACAAGACGAACAGCGCAGGCAGTTTGATCTTACACGTCAAAATTTATCCCCATTTATCCAAGCAGGAACTAGTGCTCTTTCGCAATTCATACCCTATCAAGAAACGGGGGAGCAGGCACTAAATGCACTTAGGTCTTTGATTGGTTTTAGCGGGGCTCAAGAACAGCAAAAAGCTCTTTATGGTCTCGAACAGTCGCCATTATTTACTGGTTTGGTAAAGCAAGGAGAAGAAGCTTTGTTACAGCGAGCTTCGGCGACTGGTGGCCTAAGAGGAGGGAATACTCAAGCTGCGCTTGCACAATTTAGACCGGCAATGCTTCAGCAGCTTATTGAACAGCAATATTCACGCCTCGGCGGGCTCTCTGGAACCGGTCTATCAATTGCAGAGCGGTTAGCCAGCCTTGGCCAATCATCTGGAGCGATGCAGGGGCAGCTTGGGCAACAGTCTGCGCAGAATATTGGAAATCTTTATGGACAAATAGGACAAGCTAAGGCGGGGGGAACTCTAGCAATTGGCCAAAGCATCAACCAAGGTCTTGGAAGCCTAGCAGGATTTATGGGCGGAATGTAAAAGGAAAAATGCAAATGGCTGGCCAACCATATAATTACATACTTCAAGACTACGATGCTTTGGGGCAATATCAAAAAGGCGTAGCAGAAAAACAAAAAGCCGAACAGGAAGCCTTTAAACTTGTTCAGCAACAACAATATGATCAAGAGCGAAAAACAGTATTTGACGACGTATTACGTGACCCAACCCCGCAAAACGTGTTCAGAGCTTCGCAATACATTGACAAACCAGATCAATTAAAAGCGCTTCATCAGTTTGCGTCAACACTTGATAATCAGGCAAAGCAAAAAGTTTATAACCAATTGGCGCCGCTTGGTCATGCTCTTATGTCTGGTAACTATGAAAGTGCAATTAAGATTGCAGAACGGCGTGCAAGTGCTTTTGCTGGGGTTGATGACCAAGCATCGCAGGAGGCAAGAGACCTTGCGCAAATGATTAAGGACAACCCGGCGCATGCTTCTACTACTGTCCTATCGACTCTCGGCGAACTGAATCCTGAGGGCGTAAAGCGACTTTATGATGTTACCGGAGAGCTTAGGAAACAAGCCGAGGAACGGCGAGCGGCAGCAGAGGCAACAAAAATAAAATTAGCTCCATCGGTTCAAGAAGCAATCGATTTCAAAAACTTGCCACCAGAAGATAAGCAGGTGTTTTTGTCGCTTAAAACTTTGTCGCGCCCGCCAGCCGCAGTAACAAACGTCAATGTAACAAACTTGGACAAAAGCGCTGCCACGCAATTGGGAGAGCTTGTGCCAAAATTGCACGACCAGGCTAATTCCGCTGCGGGTCAGATCGCGCAATTGCCACGATATAGGCGAGCTCTTGATTCAGCAATCACAGGACCATTAGCAGACACACGACTCACATCAGCGCGAGTAGCGTCAGCTCTTGGGTTTTCTGGCGATAAAGCAGTGGCGGCCACAACTGAACTAATGCAAGGCCTGGCTGAAATGGCGTTACAGTCTAGAAGTATGTTGACAGGGCAAGGCCAGATAACTGAGTCCGAGCAAAAACTGCTTACAAAAGCCAGAAGTGGAGATTTAAACCTTACAAAGCCAGAATTGCAGACAGTTTTTGATGTAGCAGATAGAGCAGCACGTGCGCAATACAACAAGTCTCGCAATTTATTGCAATCTGCGGCATCAAAAAGCGAAACGGCAGCGTTATTTTTACAAAACGTCTCAGAATTGCCAGCCGAAGAAAAGCCACAACAACAAGGGCAAGGCTTATCAGTTACCACGCCAGACGGGAAGATGTTTGTTTTTCCATCGAAGCAAGCGGCAGATGAATTTAAACGACGCGCGGGGCTACAGTAATGGCTGCAGATTACGAAGCACTTGCAAGGCAATTTGGTGGGGTTGTTAAATCAAATTCAAGTAATCAAGACTTGGCAGCGCTAGCCGCTCAACTAGGCGGGACAGCTCAAGTTAAACCAGAGACAACCGCCGCAGGACTAGCCGGAGCAGTTACGCGAGGCATTGCGCCTATCGCGGCGGGCGCAGCGCTTGGCGCGGCGGCAGGCGCCCCGCTTGGTGGGGTTGGTGCTATTCCTGGGGCGCTTGCGGGGGCTGGCGCAGCTGGATTAGCTCAACTTGTGGGTGATCCGCTAGTGTCTGGCATCAATTCGTTATTAGGCACTCGCTACAAAACACCCAGCGACGCAATGGGCGACCTGTTGACACGCCTTGGCGTACCACAGGCCGACACTGAAGCCGAACGCATCGTGCAATCCATCGCAGGAGGGGCGGCAGGAGGTGCTGCTGTTCCTGCGGCAGGCGCGGCATTGCAAGCGCTTGCAAAATCTCCAGCGGCCCAATCTATAGGCGCATCATTAGCCGAGCAAGCTGGGAAACAGATAGTAGGCGGAGCAATTGGTGGCGGCGCAGCTCAAACTACTGCAGAAATGGGTGGCGGCACGGCAGCGCAATTAGCTGCGGGATTAGCTGGAGGAGTAGCTCCGTTTGCTCCTGGATTAATACGTGCCGGAGTTGGTGCAGCCGCAAGAGCTGTTGCGCCAGAGGGCGCTGGCATACGTGTTCCATCTGTGCGTGCTGGTGAGCTTGGGTTGCCAGCTCCTACGACACCGGAGGCTGCTGCAGCGCTACCAGAGCCTGCAGTAGGGGAGTCTGTACGCTCACTGATCGCAACGACGCGCGAAAAACTTAATCCGAGTCGAGCGCTAAGCATTAAGCAGTCGATGCTGCAAGACCCGTACAACGAGTCAAACGTCGGCTATCGCCTTTCTGGGACTCAGGTTGTCGGCGATAGCATGGCGGGGGAATTGTTAAAGCAAGGCTGGGACCCTGGCGTAGTCACCGCAATAAAAGCAGCAAGCGACGAAGACCGTCGCAACATGTTGAAGATGATTAATCTATACGAGGCTGGAAAACAAAATAAAAAGTTTGCACTTACAAACCGTCCAAATGATATTGTCGGGCAAAACATTGACAAGCGGATCGAATTTTTAGACTCGACCAGGCGTGATGCAGGGAAAATGCTTGAGCGAGTGGCAGAGCAGCAACTTAAAGGTGCGCGTGTCGACGTTTCAGGCCCGATGGATCAATTTATCCAGGACCTTCAAAGTCTAGGAGTAAGTGTTAAATTTGACAGTAAAGGCGTTGCAAAAGCCAATTTGCAGGGCTCAGATCTGCAAGGAGACAGGGCGTCTCAGCGTCTGTTTAACAACGTGCTGGAGCGTCTTAGTGACGTGCAAGCGCCAGACGCTTACGGCGTGCACACAGCGAAGCGGTTCTTAGATGCTCAAGTCTCATACGCAAAGAAAAACATTGCAAATCCATTGTCTGCGCAGGCCGAGAGAGTCGTTAAGGGTTTGCGCGCTAATTTAAACCGCTCGCTAGGTGACCTCAATCCAGACTATGCAGCTGCAAACGCGCGTTATGCAGACACAAAAACTGCACTAGATGATCTACAAAAGTCTGTTGGCACAAAAATTGACCTTGATATGCCAGATGCGGCAAAAGCTATCGGCACAGCAGCTAGGTCATTGACAAGCAACAACCAGGGCCGCGTGCAAATGCTCAACGCGCTGAACCAGGCCAATCAAACCGCGGCAAAGTATGGCGCAAAATTTAACGATGACGTTCTTAATCAATTGATGTTTGGCAATGAGATCGATCGTATGTTCGGCGCCGTTGCAGATACAAGCCTTAAGGGCCAGATGGCGCAAGCAGTTGAAACTGGAGTCAGAGGTGCACAACAAGCGGCAACTCAAGGCGGGTTAGTTGGGTTGGCGGCAAAAACAATCGGCGCTGGCATTGAGAAAGCCAGGGGAATCAATGAGGAAAACGCGATCAAGGCCATGAAAGAGCTATTGCGTCGCCAGTCAAACACACCAAGCCAATCGCGCGAAGTCGCGCGTTTTGTAGGAAATAGATAAATGACCATCATTTCAACGCCACCATATCCTAGCTATTTCGACGCATCCGGCGCACCACTTACTGGCGGCTATTTATACTTTGGCGCTGCTAATCAGAACCCAGAGACGAACCCGATAACTGTCTATTGGGATGCAGCATATACGCAGCCAGCCGCGCAGCCGATTAGAACATCGGGCGGGTTTGCTGTACGCAATGGGGCGCCTGCTAGCGTATACGTTAATACTAACTACAGCGTAACTGTACGAGATAAAAATAAAAACGTTATTTATTCAAAACTATTATCAGAGTGGAACACTGATCCAAGTATTAATGCTGCAAATGTCATTTATAGCCCACCTGGATTTGGCGCAGTTTCTACTAATGTAGCCAGCGCATTAAATAAATTTGTTCATGCTGGATCTTTCGGCGCAGTTGGCGATGGGGTAACAGATGACTCCCTTGCAATTCAAGCAGCGGTAACGTATGCATGCACGCTTGGGAAGACTTTGCTTTTAGATGGAAATTACGCAATTTCGCAATCTATTACATTCCCCAATAAATCGTTTTCAATTATTGGAAATAGCGCGACTGGGACAGCAATTACACAAATTGGAACATCAACAACGCTAAAGCTATTTGATTTATCAGGAGTGAATGGGCCTGGGCATCTAATTAAAAATGTTTCATTTAACGGGCCTTCTGGAAGTTACGGCGGGATCGGTATATACATAGACAACAACAACGGATTACAGATAAATAACTGTTGGTTCCGTGGTCTGACTACAGGTGTCAAAAAGGCTTTAAATGCTGGGGACGCACAGATTTTAAATAGTACATTTGAGTTCAATAATACTGCCATTGATTTTACTGGCGCAAATGAATGCATCATTAATAACAACACATTCTACTGGAATGTAACGGATGTCTCGCTATCAGGAGCATGCACATCATTTAATTATTCAAACTCAAATCATATTGCAACCAATACAAATATCTTTTATTTAAACGGCTGCACTGATGCAACGATTTACAACGTATCGATCGGCCCCGCCCCTGGGATAACGTGGACACCGACCGCAGTTAACATGATTAACGGATGCCAGAGAAATATAATTAATGGGCTATCTGCAACAGACTTTTGTGCAGGCCTTATAAATATGGCTTCAGCATCAAATTGCCAAAATAATAGTTTTTCTAATATCAGAATGAATCTGACAGGAGCTACTGTCCCTTCTGGTACGGGAGCGTATGGGATACAAGCGGGGTCATCATGCCAGAATAATAGTTTTTCAAACTATTATTTATCATCGTTAGGTTATGGCGTTGTAGATGCGGCAGGGTCTAATTATTATTTAAACGGAAAAATAAATAGTTGTTCAACCGCTGGCGTACTTTTACAAGGTGCTGATAACTGTGAATTTGATATTTTACAGATGAGCAGCAATGCAGCAGATTGGGCCACTTCTGGGTCTGTGCCTACTGTCTGGCTAAGTCAGTGCACATCAAGCTTGGCTGGATTAACTCCAACGCGCTATGGGCAGCGATGGAGTGGAATCTATGGCAGGGTTTTTTATGGAACAGCCGCGCCATTGACGTTGGCATATCTAAAAGGTGATCGCGTCATAAACGTAAATCCTGCGGTTGGCAGTCCAAAAGCATGGACATGCACGGTTTCTGGTACTCCTGGAACATGGGTATCTGAAGGCAACTTGTAATTTAATTTATGGACCTTCAAACAGCTATCAATGGCTTGCTTACATGCGGCAGCGCGGTTATAGGCTGGTTCGCTGTAGAGCTGTGGTCGCATATCAAAATGCAACGCGCTGAAATTTCCTCGCTACGGTCAGACCTCTACGACTTACGCGAGGAGATAGCAAACAATCGTGTGCATCGTGAGGACTTCAAAGAGGCTTTGCGTGAAGTCAAAGATATGCTGCACCGAATTATCGAGAAGCTAGAGAAAAAGGTGGATAAATGACTAACCAAGTATTCCTGGCTTTACGTAAGACAGATGCAAAAGGGTTTGCGAGTCTATTCTCAAAAGCGACACGTGCAAGAATCATAACAAGTTATCCCCACGCAGGGATTGTAACTAATGGCACTCTATATCACATCACGGCACGCTATGGAATGACCGCTGAGAAGTTAAAAAACATTCAAGACTGGGATTTGTTCCATGTTGACGCCATCGATTCGGAAGTGATAAAACGATATAACGAACACAAAGGCTCCAAGTATGACTGGCTTTCATTGCTTGGGTTCGTGTTGCCTTGGCGTGTCAGCGTTTCCGAGTGGCTTTATTGTTATGAATGGGCTTATCTTGCAATAACAGGCAGCCTGCCTAAGGAGCGAATCACGCCAGAGAAACTATTAACTTTTTCTTTGGGTAAATATGGCTCCATCAAAACCGGTTAGCGTTGGCCCGTGGGTGTGGTTCGTGGATAAAGTATTGCCAGGGTTATTGATAGCGTTAACAGTGTCAATAATCGCGACTAGTGTGGCAATATGGCAAACAGTGACAAAAATCACAGCCGTCCTCGAAAATCACGACCAGCAAATCACGTCATTAAAACGTGATATTGCAGTGGTAAGGGAGCAAGCGGTTATGAGGTCTGAGTTATTAGAAACGCTTAAGCGTGTTGAGCAGCAGTTACAAATAACAATGCTTGAAGCCAGGTTAAACGCTAAAAGCCAGATCAGGATTAAATAATGCGCCTATCTCCTAATTTTTCTTTAGAAGAATTTACGGTATCACAAGAGGCGGTCAGGCTTGGCATTAACAACGACCCGCCTTCGGTAATCGTTACTAATTTGCAGCGTTTATGCTTGTTAGTGTTAGAGCCACTGCGTGATACGCTAAAGGCACCTTTGATCGTTAGCTCTGGTTATCGTTGCCCAGAATTAAATCGTAGAATAAATGGCGCCCCTGGCAGCGCTCATATGTTCGGCCTGGCCGCTGACATTATTTGCCCTGGTGCGTCTGCCCGTGATATTTGTACTGCTATCGTGACACTTGGGCTGCAATTTGACCAGGTTATCGATGAGTTTTCGTCCTGGTGCCATGTCTCGATTGTCCCTGAAAATATGGGCAAAAAGCCAAGACATGAAGTATTAGAAGCCAGGAGGGGTGGGAACGGTAGGACTGTTTATCAAGCGATAAAACTAGGGAGGCAGTAATGAATGCAGCACTAATACAAGCTTTGACCCGCCACATTTTGACAGCTATAGCAGGCGGGTTTGCTGTTAAGTACGGCATAGACGGCGGCACTATTGATGCAATTATCGGGGGCGCATCTGCCGCTGCCGGCCTAGGATGGTCGGTCTACGATAAGCGGTCAAAATAGCAAAGTTGAAATTGCAGCGGCATTGATAATTGTTTTTTTGCCGCTGCTGTGCGCAGGCTACATGCTATAGCGCGTTTCCATCTCTATCAAAAGATCAACTTCATGCTTGATCTTGAGAAGATCCTCAAACCTTGCGCTAGATTGTTTTTCGCGCCATCTAGTGATTCTTTTTACAATGCAACCCTCAAGAAAATTTAGATTGTTTGCGTGAATGTACTCGACCGGCTGAATCTTTTTTTTCATGTAGTGATTGCCCCCGACTTGCACATCCATCGGTTTTTCTAAGTCTAGACTTTCTTTCATTTAATTCTCACAGCATTAGGCGTCGGAGCAGGCCGGGTGCCGCTTTGTAATTCGTGCAGTAACTTTGACATCGGCACGTGCTCTACAAGAATTTCCGACGCAACCGGACTCAATGCTTCAACGATTGGACGCGCTTCTGAAAGCGGCACAGTCTTTGCGTGTAATTTTGGCTCAGTGCATTGCGGGGCGTTGTAGCGATAGAAGATGTTGATCATGCTTGGATCAACTTCGATTTAAGTTCATATCCCATCAATGGCCAGACCTTGTCAATTGCGTTTTTACGAGCGATTTTCCTGCCTATCTCTGCGTCAAAGTTCTCTGGGCTGGCGCAGGCCGACTCACCCGTGACAGTGAAGCCGTTTCGCAGCACCAGGACGCAGAAGGTCAGGAGAGATAAAGGCACGCGCTCAGTTCCATAGTCATTGTCGTAATGCCATCCACGCACGATGTCCTTGCCGCCCGCCGACGCTCCGTCGAGAGCAGTAAAGTAGTGTTCGCTGACGATGTTCGCCTCGATGTCATCCGGCGTGATGCGCGGAGCGGTAAGGCTTTTGGCCTGGATTTCGTTTTCGATTTGTTGGTTGTCCATGTTGTCCTCTTTTAGTTGAACTATTAAGGTTTACTTAAACGTTGCGTTGCATACTTGATATCAGCGTCAACGATGCGCCGCTCTGTTTCCTGACTCACCGGATCACCCCAGCGCCGCCCATTTCCAATTCTCTGCTTTAGTTATTGCGGCACGGCATTTGCGAAAATCTTCGCTTGTCATAGCCATGTTGTTTTCGTTTTTATGCAAAGCCAACTTCAACGCTTCAAGCAACTCATCGCGCTGGGTCTGCAGTTGTTCAGTTTCTGCATTCCATACTCTATAGTTATCAAAGAAAACAGATTTGCACCGTTCAAGTGTCTGCTCTACTTTATGAAGTCTGCTAAGTTCGTCGTTAGTCATGCTCTCCCCTCATAGTCGTGAATTTGACCGGCTCGGCCTGCTTATAAATCGAAGCCTGGTCAATGCGCTCGCCACCAAGCGTGACTCCAATTCCGCCAATCACAGCGTCAAGCATGACTTGCTCGGCAACTAAAGAAGCAAACTTTTCTAAGCAGACCCATTTATTCTCAATGCGTCCGTGCACAGTCCAGTCCTCTAGCCCAGCCTCGCGTGCCATGCTGATCATTTCGTCGTTAGTCATGCTCTCACCTCATAGTCACGGAATACCGTCATAATTTATCAGCGTCAACGATGCGCCGGATGCGATTAACGAGACGCCTTGCGTCTTTTAACGCTATGCGTAAATCGTCGATCTCTTCTTGCATGCGTGCTTGAATCATGCCTTCATTGGCGTCATCACTGTGTAGTATTTCGCAGCGTTGGCGCCAGTTAAGAATGTTATCGCGTACTTTTTTCATTTCGCATTCCCAATTTGCTCTTGCACCAGCTCGTTTATTACGACCCCACGCTTTCTATCTTCGTCTGTAATCTCGCAGTCGTCCAAGTTTCCTGAAATCTTGGATGCATCGCCGAGCAACCCGGAGACATCGCCGCTCAACCAGGACACATCGCCGATTATTCTGGATACATCGCCGATTATTCCGGAGACATCGCCGCTCAACCCGGACACATCGCCGTTCAACCTGGACACATCGCCGCTCAACCCGGACACTTTGCCGATTATTCCGGAGACATCGCCGCTCAACCCGGACACATCGCCGATTATTCCGGAGACATCGCCGATGATCCAAGAGACATAGCCTCTTATATTGGAGACATTTCCGCTTATCTTGGATACATTTCCGCTTATATTGGAGACATAGCCTATGATCTCGGATACATTGCCGCTTATCAAGGATACATCGCCGCTTATCTTGGAGACATCGCCGCGCAACAGGGACACTTTTCCGTTTATTCCGGACACATCGCCTCTTATTTTTGACGCATTGCCGCGCAACCCGGACACATTTCCAAAAATATTTGTTGTACTGCCAAAAATTTTAGACAGATCGCCGGTCAATCCTACCCCATTATCATCGGATTGCATCAATTTTATTAAGGCTTTTTTCATTTTGTGTCGTTATTGATTTTGGTTATTTGTCGCTTGCGATCCTGGAGCCTTCCAGTTCAACACTACGGGCGGGTCTTTTCTATGTAAAAAGTCTAGCCAGCCTTTCTGCATTGCGTACTTATCAATGGACCATTTAACATAATATTTTTTGCCGTTTTTGATTACAAAGTTTTTGATTGATTTGACATGAGCTAGATGAGCAACTTCTTTTTCTGTCAAATTGAGACGTTTTGATGCTTCTTCAGCGCTTATTAAAACCACAGTTTTTTTCATGATTACCCCAAAAAAAACCGTTGCGTTATGTATTGTAATTTTTTGCCTTGTTTACAAATCAAAATAATAAGCAATCATCGCGCCATTAATCGCCCCTTTGTTATCTATAGGCGCCACCATGTATCCGTCTGGCAACATCGCACCAAAAATAGCGCCAGTTAAGTTAGCGGCCATATCTCGCACCGAAGGCGTGCCGGTTCCGTAAAGATCTGACAACTCCTTGAGTGCTCCTGGGATTAATGCAGCCACAATCCCAGTTTTTTTTCCGTAAGCGTTAGCAGTTAGTTTTGCAATTGATGCGCTAACCGCAAAGTGATTTGCCTTGTCTATTCCAGACCATGAATCAGCCGCAAATGCTTTAACCGGTGATAAAGCAAGCAAACATGCAAGCAAATTTCCTGCAATAAAAGCCGTTTGTTTCCTGTTCATGATTCCGCCACGCGTTATTGCATCTCGTTAATACATGTGCAATCAGCCCGTCCTTGATTGCACGCCCCGCTGCAAGATCTTGGGATAAATTCAAATGCCTCAACAGCAATAAAAGCAATAAAAACAAACGCAAGTAGCACTGCTAAACAAATAAACTGAAAAATAGTCATTTTGTGCATTCCCCATTAAACGGAGGCCAGCCTCTGCGGTGATTGGGCTTTATGCCGTTGGCTGCATCTTCTTTCCAAATTTCAACCATCCTGCAATATTGCGCTTCATCATCATCCATTGCGTTATTGTCTTTCGCATTACAGCCAGCTAGAACCACGCATGCCAAAAATGCCATTAATGTTTTTGCCACTTTTCCATTCCTTTTTTATAGTCCAGCCATATTTCATGCCGCCGCATGCGTAAAAAATAGATGTGCATGCGGATTCCGGCCCAGAAAAAACCACGTTGCCTTTGTTATTCCTTATTACGTACTCCATCCTGTTTTTGTGATTCATCCTTAACCCCGTCTTGAGTTAGTCCACGTTCAACGTAAAACTGGATCTGCTTAATCGCGCTCCGTCTACTTGCCTCGGCCTGAATGTAAACAAGCTTTTTTACAGAGACTGGCAGTCGGATTGTCATCGTTTCACTACGTTTCATGTCCATCTGATGTTCTTTCTTAGTGTGCTCTATTGTAATAGTTTGTGGTAACTTGTCAAGTGTTTTTTACACAATTAGGCCGATTGAATTGTAATCCTTCGTCTTTTGTTTGATTGACTGAATTCGATTGATTGAATCATCCAGTGCAAAGCGAAGGTCTGAAATTTCAGCCTGCATACGTGCCTGAATCATCCCGTGCGTTGGAACTCGGCCATCTGTAACATCGCACCTCTCTATCCAGGTCGGGATGATTGACCTGGGGCGTTTTTTAATCTCTGCACTCATTGTCTACTCCGGCAAATGTGACCAATGCTTATTTGAGCCAATCTCTAGAACGTATCTTTTGCTAATTCCAAACTTTTGGGCGATTGATTTAGTCGACAATTCTTTTGCTATGTAATCAAGCATGTTGTTTTTTTGCCTTAATAAAGATCTTATCTCGTACACATCCGATGCCGAAAGTTTCCTGATTTTTATGTCGTTCGTCATACATTGCCAAGGTTTAAAAAAGGCTTGCCCTCTGCTTTAGCGATAGCTTTTTTTGCCTCTCGCTGTATATGTGCGTTTAAATTGTCAATGCTGCATTCTTCAAAGTTTGAAAGCAGCCGCTTTAATGCCGCAAGCAAATCAGGCGCAGCATTTACTAAGTTTTGATCTGTCATGGAAGGCCTATACAAATTATTATCGATGCGTGCTATTGTGTGTTAGATTGTAGTGTATGTCAAGTGCTTTCAGTTGTTTTTTTATGTTCTTTTACAAAAGTGCCGTCCGGCATCAATGTGCCCTTCCTGTCCTTGATTTGTTCATATGCAAAGGAAAGGCATCGAGTCATATCTAGATCACGCAATGCACAATAGTTAATCAAGCAAACGAGAACATCACCTACTGCGTCTTGTATCGCTGCATGATCTTGCTTGCCTTCCGCATCGCATAACTCTCCCATCTCTGAAACAGCTTTAAGCAACTGACTAACTGGAGTAGCGTTCGGGATAATTTTCCTGGCCTCTGCCCAGCGAATAACGTCTAACTCATACTTTGACCAGCTCATGATTTAACCTCAGTTTGTGTGCTTAGTTGAACCACGTGTGTTTACTTAAGATTTTTTCTATAGTTCTAGGGTGCACGTTAAATCTACGCGCTAGAGCTTTGTTGGTTAAATTTTCGTTTATATATTGACGCAAGTTTTCACGTTGCACTAACGCCGATTTGATATCAATCACGTTATCTTTTGTTAGTTTTGTTTGAGGTAGTTGTTCACCACGCGCTGCAAGTTCAATTGCACGTAACAAATACTCATCACGTGCAAGTCGCTCTTTTTTATGTTTAGAACGGAATATCATCGTCTAGGCTGTCAAAAGAAGAATCATTTTTTAAATCTGCGTTTGCGCTTGATTGTTTGTTTTCTTGTTTATCATTAGAATCTTTTGTTGTGCTCAAAAGCTTTAAGTTATCTGCGATTATTTCCGTTGTTTGTTTTTCTGATCCATCTTTTGCTTGGTATTTGCGCGTAGTCAGTTTCCCGCTAATGTATACAAGTTTGCCTTTTGTTACGTATTCCTTAGCAATATCTGCGAGTTTGCCAAACGTGACTACTCGATGCCATTCCGTAGCCTCTCGCTTTTCACCTGTTGCCTTATCTTTCCATTGTTCTGTTGTCGCAATCGAAAAAGAAGTAACACTGTTTCCGCTATTTGTTTGATTGTGCTCTGGATCTCGCCCAACCCGTCCAATTATTTGCGCTTGATTCAACATGACTGATTTCTTTCATTAAGTGCTGATACTAGGTTTGCAACTTCATCTAAAAACTTTTTTACTTCGTTTTCATATTGTTCTATTGAGCTTTGATCGCGTTCTACCCTGACAATAGCAAGCATTAAATGATCTGGTAAACGAGGGTCAAAACTTACAAAATCAACCCATGAGCGCCCTGTGCATGCCATTTGCCATTGAATCTGAGGCATATATTGCGATGGCGCTTTTTTATGAAGCAACGTGTGAATGTGAGTTTTAGTTTCCGGACACTTGATCTCAATTAGCCCATCATCCCCGACCAGGCCATCAGGACTTGCGCCGGAGTCTGCAATTCCTGGATGTATGACAAAGCCAACATCAGAAACAATGCGCCCGGTATCAAGTTCGTAAGCCGCCACGGCTGCACGCTCGTTATCGATACCCCATTGCATAGCCTGAGACGTAAAACCAGGCGAGCTCATGCCTGTTAAACGCTCTACCACAAGCTCAATGCGGTAGTTAGCACGCGCCGCCGCCTCTCCTGTTTTAATCGTTGCAATTACGTCATCTAATCTGCTAGCTGTGACTTTGCCCAATCGTGCCTTGTACCATTCCTCCGTGCGCTGTTCCATTATTCAGCTGCCTTTTGCGCTGCTGCTTTAAGAGAAGCGCCATGTTTTTGCCAGAATGCAGCTTTTTCAGGGCTTTTTGGCAGAGCGTTAAACGCTGCTGCAAGCGCATCAGCCCCGCTAAGCGATGCTTCGCGCAATGCGGGCAAATGATTTGCTTCGTATGCTTCTAGATCAATACTTTGCGCACGCTGCACAACTTGATGCGTCATTGCGTCTGCATCGTTGTCTCCCTCCGTCGGAATACAGAACGTCTGAAAAGCCGCATATTTGTAGGCTGCGCTCATCGCTTTATTAGTCGCTTTGTCCGCGCTGTCCATCGCTTCGCCATAAGTTTTTACTGTGTGCTTGCTACCATCGTGAGAACTTACAAAATCAAACTCGGCTTCTACAACTACAGCGAATAACACGCCACCCTTAGCGCTCGCTCGCTCAGTAAGTTCCCGCGACACGATGCGCGGCAAGATCACAAGGCCATGTTTTGCGATAACCGGAGCCAGCGCGTTATAAACATCATCAATCCCTCGGAATGTATAACCTTGAGATTGATTTTTGCGGCTCTTGCTGATTCCTTCTTGAGCAATTTCAGCCGCAACAGATGCGATTAATTGATAAACAGTTTTTGTCATGTTGTAGTCGTTTTTATAAATATATATAACGTGTTTAAAAATAAATTGGTTATTTTAAAAATTCATGCGTTTTTTATAAGTGTCACGGCCTCCGACGTTTGTTTACATTTATGGTTTCAACGAATCCGTAAGAATCAAAGCAGTAGCGGCTATCTCTTGAGCCTCCATATCCTGAGCCTTGATTTTGTCCGTCTACGTAATTGAATTCGAGGCCGTATCCGTTTATATAGCCGCAGCCATAACCACAACCGTAGCCGTCGCCATATCCGCCTAATAAGTCTCCGTCTCCATATCCTGAGCCATTTGAACATCCGACTGGAAAAAACTCTCCCATCAGTTTCTCCTGCGAGTGTTTACGTCTATCGAGCCGAAGCCGAAGCCGTCTCCGAATCCGTAGCCGCAGCCGTATCCGTCGCCGTAGCCGCAGTCGAATCCGTCTCCAAAGCCGTATCCGTCGCCTGAGCCGCTGCCGTCTCCTGCTCCGTCTCCTATGCAAAAGTTGCTACCGACTGGCAAAAACTTTTTCACCCGCCTCTCCTACGAGTGTTTATATTTATCGATCCGAAGCCGTTTCCGTAGCCGTTTCCGTAGCTTTTGCAGCCTTCGCCGGCGCCTTTCCCGTCGCCGTAGCCGTTTCCGTTGCCGTAGCCGCATCCGTCGCCGTCGCCGTACACATAGCGGGAGCCGTAGCCTTTCCCGTCGCCGTTTCCGTAGCCGTAGCCGTCGCCGTCGCCGTTGCCGTAGACGAAGCCAAATCCGAAGCCGTAGCCGTAGCAGTGTCTACTGCCTTCTTCGTAAGTACCTTTGATCCAAACCGGAAAAAACTTTTTCACCAGCCTCTCCTGCGAGTGTTTACATTTATCGAGCCCAATCCGTTTCCGTAGCCGTTGCCGTCGCCGAAGCCAAAGCCGAAGCCGTCGCCAGAGCTGTGACCGACCAGCAAAAACTTTTTCACAAGCTTCTCCTGCGAGTGTTTACATTTATCGAGCCAAAAAAGCCGTCGCCTAATCCGTAGCCGTAGCCACAGCCGTAGCCGAAGCCGTAACCATTTCCGTAGCCGTCGCCGTAGCCATATCCATAGCAGTTTCCGTAGCCGTTTCCATAGCCGTATCCGTCGACGTTCCCGTCTCTGAAGCCGGAGCCGGAGCCGTCGCCGTCGCCAGAGCTGTGACTAATCGGAAAAAACTTTTCCATCAGCTTTTCCTGTGCGTGTTTACGTTTATCAATCCGTTCCTGTAACCGTCGCCATAGCCGTCGCCGTGGCCGTTACCAGTACCGTAGCCGTAGCCGTTACCGCGGCAAAAGCCGTAGCCGTGGCAGTGGCCGTAGCCAAATTTAGATCCTTTGCCGAATCCTTCGCCGTCGCCGAATCCGTCGCCGTGGCCGTTACCGTAGCCGTAGCATTCCCCGTCACCGTATCCGTATTCTTCTTTGCATCCAAACAGTAAAAACTTTCCCATCAACGCCCCTCAAAAGCGCGGCGAGTTACCGCCGCTTATCTGATTACAAGCCCCATTCAGCATCTACCGGAATGCAGAAAATCTCTGACGCTTCGGGAATCTCAACCTTGTTTTCCATTTTTCGTAGAGTCACATAATTTGATTTTGGATTTTTAATCACTCCATCAAACCCAACTGACTCCCAGCGAAAAACCCAGATTGCGCGGTCTAAGATGATGCGTCCGTTTTCGCGTGTCACATCTCCAGCAAAAATCCATCCACGATCAACAACAATAACGGCACGATTTGAATTTGTAGTCATAAGCCACCTATTTAGTTTTGTTAAATCAAGCAATTAAAAAATTAAATCCACTCGCCATAAAAATTGAAATATTCTTCGTCTGCTTTTTTTTCTGCTATTTCCTTCCAGTAATTTATAGAGAGATTTGAAAAAAGCTTTCCGGCTTCATCAAATTTTTTTAACGCTAGCAAAGATGAGACTTGTTTAAGAAAAGCATCGTCCATTTGCTGACTAATCGCTTCTTCAAAATTGTTTACAGAAAACGGATTTAGCGCACCTTCGAGATAGTAGTCACGCAAAGCGGCCCAGTTGTTCTCATCAAACTCAACACCTAAAGACCAATTTGCAGAGTAACTGACGTGATTCATTGTGCTGACTCGTGTTTTGTTGTGACGTGAAAGAAGTATAAACGAATACATCGCACAGCGCAAGGCCAAACTAACAAAAAAGTTCGCGCAGTCTAACTTGATGCGGTATGATGGGCTCACCATCACACTGGAGAATTGCATGAATAAGCAAAGAGCTTTAGAACTCGCGGGCGGCGTTACTGCGCTGGCAAAAATTCTTGGGATAGCAAAAAGCTCTGTTAGCGCATGGGTAGAGATACCGCAGGCGCGGATCTGGCAGCTAAAAGTCATTATGCCGCAGTGGTTCCGCAAGCCAAAAGCAGCACAAAAACGCGAAGTTGACGAGGTGTAGCCATGCACTACTACAAACGCAACCTGGGCGATTACGCAAAAAAGTGTGGGCGACTATCGATGTTGCAGCACGGTGCGTACACGCTCTTGCTCGACTCGTGCTACGACCGTGAGTCATTCCCGACGCTTGAGGAGGCAATAGATTGGACATGGGCCAGCACAGAGGCCGAGATTGAGGCAGTCAAGTTTGTGTTGAGCCGGTTTTTTGTCTTGCAAGACGATGGCCGATACATACAGTATCGCGTGCTTGCAGAGTTACTTGACTATCACGCCAAAGCCGACACAAACAAACGGATCGCAATTGAACGCGAGACGAAGCGTAGAGAGCTGAGCACGAACCGTGCACAGGCCGTATACGAACCGCCACCTAACCATAAACCAAG